ATTCCTTGATATCCTTCGGAGTGTTGATTGTTCTTACGATATGTCTGCCCATTTTCTCAGTCTGGTTGATCATCTTGTCCAGGGTCAGATCACAGTACTCGTCCACCCAATCTCCGAGGTAATAGAACCGATCCACGCAGACCTTCTGTTTTCTGTCCTGAAATGTTCCAAACAGGATCGGGTCCTTATCCTTCTTCTCGGCAGCAATTTTGCGTTCTTCCTTGCCGGTATAATCGGTAAACACGATATACATCTGATCAAAAAGATCCTTTGTCTTAGCGATAACATCCACAATCTCATCCGGGATTTCATGCTCATATCGTTCCAACTCAATAATTTTTACCGGGTGGTCGCTTCTGCTGTTACGTTCCGTCACCGTATCAATATAAAAGTCGATATCATCCTTATAGATGAAAGTCGTGATTCCCATTTCTACAAGCTTATGTTCCTTCTCAATGGATTCCATACAGAAGAGAATTTTTCTCAGTCCACGAATCTGCCCGGTGGTCTTATACTTGTTCGCCAGCTCAATGCAGTTTTCGTAAATTTTCCGGAGCTCCGCTGAAGTAACTGTATGTTTCTTGTTTTTGATCTGATCAAAATACTGCTGCGGTGTCATCACGTCACGTTCACTGCTTTCATTCTGCCTTAATTCGTCCATCTCACTTATCCTCCCGTTTAACAGTTATTTCTTTGTCGATTTTCAATGGATCCCCATCAAAATTCCACAGCTGAATTTCCTTACAAACAGCGCCGCATTTCTGGCACTGAGAGAACTCACTCCATACCTGATCAATCTGGTATCCATCCTTGATAAAATTGGTATTCACTTCGTTTTCAGAAATCCGATGAATAATGATGCTGCCGCATTTGCCGCAAGTCATCATTCTGAAATGCCCACGACCGTACCGGACGATGTTATATGCCGCTCGGATTCTGCTTTTCAAATCATTGGTTCTCATATCCTGCTCCTTTCGCTTAATTTACCGCCCACTTCGCAGCATACAAAACAATAACTCTGTCATAGGTCTCTTTCTCGGTCCTGTTATGCACGGAATCGGGGTTGCAAGCTTCCACTCAGTTGAAGCATCTAATGGTGTGACATTTTCAAATTCTTCTTCCATTTTCTTATGAGATGGAATCGCAACCATCACACCAAAATGAACCGATGATTCCGGATAATGTTCTCGCAAATACTTGTCAAATGTCCCGTCCCTTAAATCCGCCATAATATCCTTGTAACATTCCATCGTTGTCACAATGTAGTTTTTCTCTCCCAAGAAATTCAGCCCATTTCCACTGTAAACATCCTCTTTACAGCTCTTGATCTCATAACAATTAAATATTCCTTTCTCGATACCAGACACAGACATCTGGTCTGCCGGATAAAACAGCATAAAATCAACTCGCTTGGACTTAGTTGTAAATGGATCGATACTAACTTCACTCGCCCAGTGTTTCCCCGCGCCTCTGAACTTATCTGCGATAAGAAGTTCACTCAAAAACTTCGTTGTCTCCGTTCGTGTCATTACTCCCTCACCCTTCTTTCCTTATCAATGCTTTTAACAGTTCATCGTCCATATTTGACATTTTTCATATGCCCAACATCATCTCCATCTCATTGCATCGTAGATAAACGGCAACCACAAAATCCACATAATATCATCAACAATTCTTGGCTGCGCCTCGCCATAACAAATAAGCTCTAACGCACTCCAAACGAGAGCGATTGTGATCCACATAATAAGTACTTTTATTACCTGTGGTTTAATCACTATGTTCACCTCCATCACTCTGCATTTGATACTGGATTCCATACTCTTTATAAACCTCATCAGCATATGTCCGGATATCCATCTTCTCATCAACCAAAATCCCATTTATCTCGCCGAGAACAGCATCTGAGAACTGAATCAATTTTGATCTCCTATCACTTCCGGCATCCACAGGAGTCCAGTGAAATTTCT